GCGAGGCTGGCATGCACGAGTACACCATGAAGCAGTACGCCGCCCAGATGGGCGTCTCCGTCACCGACCAGGCCATCAAGAACCAAGCCCAACTGGTAGTCAGGAAGCTGGCTACCACGCAGGACTTCGAAGACCAGGTCAAGCAGCAGGCCATCTCTACGTTCCCTGCGTACCAGACGCAGATCGAGGCGGGGGATACGGTGCAGGACATCGCTTCCCCGTACGTCCAGATGGCAGCTCAGGAGTTGGAGGTTCCCTACCAGGACTTCAACGTCTCCGACCCGCTGATCAAGTCAGCCCTTAACGGGCTGAACGCTGACGGCAAGCCTACCGGCACCACGCTGACCGACTTCCAGTCCCAGCTTCGGAACGACCCGAGGTGGAAGTCTACGCAGAACGCTCAGGACTCGGTCATGCAGGCCGGTATGGGCGTTCTCAAGGATATGGGTCTCGTCAGTGGTTCTTCTTCTAGCTAAGTTCATCGCGAGCTCGTGGCTCGCCCTGTCACTCTCAATGGGAGGTCACAGCGTGGCTCTTACGTTCAGCCAGTTCATGGCTGGGATCTCCGCCCAGGAGAGCGGCGGCAACTATGGTGCGGTCAACAAGCAGTCGGGCGCACTCGGCAAGTATCAGGTGATGCCGTCCAACGTGGCAGGCTGGTCCAGGCAGGTGCTCGGCTACTCGATCTCCACCACCAAGTTCCTGAACACCCCAAGCCTGCAAGAGAAGATCGTCTCAGGCATCCTGCACGGCTACTTCAACAAGTGGGGTGCACGCGGCGCTGCCGCCGCGTGGTACGCAGGCCCTGGTAACCACGACTTGGACATGTCCACGAAGTCCCAGTGGGGTGGACCGTCGATCAAATCCTATGTGGACGGCGTCATCAGTAAGGCTGGAGGTTCAAGCTCAACCTCCAGCTCTTCCACTTCTTCCTACTCACAGAATGCGGTAAGCCAGAAGATGTCCAAGGATGAGACGGCTGAAAGCTACGGCTTCAACGAAGCGTTCCTGGATGCCAACCCCGAACTGAAGAAGAAGTTCAATCAGGCGGTGAAGGAAGGCTGGTCTGCCGACAAGTTCCAGGCAGAGATCAGGGACACCCGATGGTGGAAGACGCACTCGCAGTCCGAGCGAGACTTCCTGACGCTGAAGTTCGGCGATCCCAAGACCGCCGACCAGAAGCTACAGCAGGCTTACGTGCATGTGCGGCAGCTGGCCGCCCAGATGGGCATCGTCGAGAACACCACACAGATGGGCCGCATCAAGCAGTGGGCGTACAACTACGCAGCCAAGGGCTGGGATGACGCCACACTGCGGGACACTATCGGTAAGTACGTGTACTTCGACAAGGGCTTGCAGGGCGAGGGTGGAGACACTATCAACCAGCTCAGGTCATATGCCTACTCGATGGGCGTCACCATGTCCAGTAGCTGGTACACAGGCAACGCCCGGAACGTCATCCGAGGGGTGGCGGCCCTTCAGGACTACAAGGACCAGATCCTCAAGCAGGCCAAGGCCCAGTTCCCTACGTTCTCCAAGCAGCTCGACGCTGGCCAGACGGTAGCGGACATCGCCTCACCGTACCTCAGCTCGATGCAGACCATCCTTGAGATTCCGACCGGCTCCGTTTCGGTGCAGGACAAGTTGATCAAGTCCGCGCTGAACAGCAAGGACCCGAAGACCGGGGCCTCTCAGGCCATGCCGATCTGGCAGTTCGAAAACAAGCTGCGAGATGACCCTCGCTGGAAGTCCACCCAGAACGCACAGAATTCCATGATGCAAGTAGCCCATCAAGTCCTGTCGGACTTCGGCGTGAAGTACTGAAGGAGACGATGTGGCTATAGACACTGGCGTGGCGACGATCCCCAACACGCCTGCCGAGCAAGAGCGGCAGTACAATCTCCAGATCGCCAAGACGAACAGCCTGATCGGCAGCATCAACGCCAAGATCAAGGCCGGAGGTAAGAACCTCACAGCTGCGGCCAAGGCCAAGCTGAACTCGCAGCTAGCCATGCAACAGGCTGCCTTGGGCAGCCTGAACGGCAAGCTGAACGGACTGTACGTCAGTACAGGCCAGTACGACAAGCTCCTTACGGGAGCTGACCGTGATGCCTACCTGGCCGTCAACGCCCTGTTCAAGACGTACGGACTCCAGTCTCTGGCTGGCAAGATCTACGACTACGTGAAGAACGGCTACTCGTCCGACACGATCTCGATCATGCTTCAGGACACCGACGAGTACAAGACTCGGTTTGCTGGCAACCAGGCGAGGATCAAGGCAGGACTTCCAGTCCTTTCCCCCGCCGAGTATCTCGCCACAGAGGCGAGCTACCAGCAGATCATGAAGTCTGCCGGACTGCCAGAGAGCTTCTACGATCAGCCTGCGGACTTCGCTACGTGGATCGGCAACAACGTTTCACCATCGGAGATTCAGTCTCGGGTCGATCTGGCTACTCAGGCTACGACGCTGGCATCGCCTGCCTTCCGGCAGGCGCTGAACCAGATGGGCATCGACGACGCCAACCTGACCGCGTACTACCTCGACCCGACGAAGGCGCTTCCCCTCCTTCAGAAGCAGGCGGCGACAGCCCAGATCGGCGCTGAAGCACTCAAGCAGGGCCTGGCGTTCGACCAGTCCTACGCTGAGCAATTGGCCACGGAAGGCGTCAGCCAGTCAGCCGCCGCTCAGGGCTACGCACAGGTGGCTGGAGAGCTGGGGACCATGCAGAACCTTGGTGGCATGTACGGCCAGGGCTGGACTCAGAGAGAGTCCGAACAGGCGGACCTTGAGGGCTCGGCTGCTGCCACAGCCAAGAAGGCTGGACTCCTCAGCCAAGAACGCGGCGCTTTCGGCGCCGGTACAGGAACAGGCCGTGCTGGCCTGAGTCAGTCTCAGTCTGCACGGTAAGAAGCAGGGCAGCGGTGTTTGGCGATTCAACATACCTCCCGATGAGCGGAGGAGTTCCGGGTTCGAGTCCCGGCTGCCCACCAGGCATGGACCGACCGGCCCCATGTTTAGTACAAGTCCGGCATCTACGCACGAGCGTGACCAGCCTCCCCGGGCTGGCTTATTGGCGTGCACTCAACTAATGGGAGGGTCATTATGACCAACTGGGGTTTTGAAGACAACGGCACTGGCGACCTGGGCAACAACACCGAAATGGACGGCCCTAAGGCTCTTCGCCAGGCGTATGAAGCCATGAAGAAGCAGAACGACGAACTCTCCACTCAGCTGACGAGCTTCCTGGAAGAGCAGCGCACTGCGAAGATGGCGCAGGTTTTCGAGTCCCTCGGCGTTCCGGGTGCACAGGCTGTGTACAACGGTCCGGCCGATCCGGCGAAGGCCAAGGAATGGGTCGACACTATGGCTCAGGTCTTCGGCAATGGGCAGCCCCAGCAGGCTGCCGAGACTGTCGCCACACCGCCCGCACTCCCGGCTTCCATGCAGGCTCAGTTCGAAAGGCTGAACAGCGCAGGGAACGACGGGACTCCGGTGGGCAACGTGGAGGCTGCTCAGGCAGCCGTCAATGATGCTACTGATCTCAAGGGTCTTATCAACTCGTTCCAGAATATGAACGGGGTATGACCCTTCCCATGAAGGAGTGACAAATGGCTAACGCCTTTACTGGCACTGCCGCACTGGCGAACCTCGTCCAGACCGCGTACGACCGCGCTCTTGAGTTCGCCCTTCGCGCCCAGCCGATGTTCCGTATGATCGCTGACAAGCGACCTGTTCAGCAGGCTATGCCTGGTAGCTCGATCGTCTTCGAGCTGTACCAGGATCTCGCTCAGGCGATCACCCCGCTGAACGAGCTGGTCGACCCGGACGCCGTTGCGGCCGGTAACCCGACCACGGTCTCCGTTACTCTGAACGAGTACGGTAACGCGATCCTCGTCAGCAACAAGCTGGACCTGTTCTCGTTCACCGACGTGACCGCTGGTCTCGTCAATCAGGTGGCGTGGAACCTGGTCGACTCGATCGACCTGCTGGTTCAGAACGTCCTGGCCACTGGCACCCAGACGCTTCGGCGTGACGGTACCACGGGCGCCCTCGGTTACGGCTTCGGCTCGACCCCGACCAACCCGGTTGCCCTGACCTCGATCGGCACGTCTGGTGCGTCTGGTAACTCGGTCCTGAACTCGGACATCGCCCGGTTCGCTGTGACCCAGCTCCGGACGAACAAGGTTCACCCGAACAAGGACAGCTACTACACCGCCTATACTCACCCGCAGGCGTCTTACGACCTGCGCCGTGAGACTGGTGCGGCTGCGTGGCGTGATCCTCACGTCTACTCTGCGGCTGGCAACATCTGGGCCGCCGAGATCGGAGAGTACGAGGGTGCTTGCTACATCGAGACTCCTCGTGCCCAGAACGTCCAGTCTGGCGCTGGCGCTGGTGCGAACCAGGTTCGTGTGTACAACACCTACTACACGGGACAGCAGGCTCTGGCCGAGGCTGTCGCGGAGGAGTTCCACACGGTCCGTGGTCCGGTCGTCGACAAGCTGACCCGCTTCCAGCCTCTCGGCTGGTACGGCGTTGCTGGCTGGTCGCTGTACCGTCCCGAGTCCCTGATCGTGGCTCAGACTTCCTCGTCTGCTCGCCCGACTGTCTGATCTAGTTGAGGGGCCCTTTGGGGCCCCTCTCTTCTTGGAGGTTCTATGTCTGGGTTTGACGACACCAGCTTCACCGTTCGGACGGTGTCCGGTACTACCGACACGCTGACCGCAACGGACTACGTTGTGATCTACACCAACTCTGCGACCAAGACGGTCAACCTTCCGGCTGTTGCTACCACTCAGCCGGGTCGCGTCTATCAGCTGATCTGCCAGAACACTGGCGTTCTGACGATCGACGGCAACGCGTCGGAGACCATCAACGGTTCCACCACGTTCGCGATGACCGCTGGCACTGTCGGTGGCATCACCGGCCGGTGCACCATCATCTCCGATGGTACGCAGTGGTTCACGCTTAACTCGCAGTGATCTAGGGGGCCTCGGTGGCTAGTTGGATATTCACCACGCCAACGGTGGCTGAGGCCCCGTTCGCCTGGAACCCCCTGATGGAGCGGTTCCGCATGGACAGAGGTGTAAGCGTCGTAGAAGTTTCACCGTGCGAGTATCAGCAGGTGCGCTACGACGCTTACACCAACGAGATAGGGGCGGTCAACCTGCCGCCCAACCCGAACGAGCAGGACACCGCCTTCTGGGACGCCCCGAGGGTCGGCCTGCACTACTTCCGAGGCGGCTACGAACACATCGTGGACAGCTCGGTCAGGGCTTGCATCATCTCCTCTGGGGCCGCTGATGCATCAAACTTCACCCTCGTCCCCGATCAGGGGTTTGGCGAGGGCGGCTTCGGAGAGGGAGGCTTTGGACTGTGAAGATCTACGCGGAGCGTGATCCAAGAGGGTTCCGCCTGAAGGGCGGTAACCCGTGACCTACACGACGATCCCAGCAGGAACGCCCGACTGGGACGTTCCCGTCAATGCGGCATTCACCGACCAGGACGGCAGGATAACCACCAACGCGGCGGCCATCGTTACCGTGCAAGGCACAGCCGCTGCCGCGATGCCCAAGGATACCGTCACTGTCAACGTGAAGGATCATGGGGCTATCGGTAACGGCATCGCTGACGATGCCGTAGCCATCAACGCAGCGGCAGCGCTGCTCACGGCGGGAGGAACTCTCTACTTCCCGCCAGGCGTCTACCTGCTGAACGGCTCAAGTACCATCGCGCTCAACCAGCCGATCACCGTGGCCGGTTCCGGTCCGGTGAACTCTTCCATCCGTATCGGCCCTTCGTTCACGGGCACCGAAGCGTTCACGGTGAACTCCGACGACTGCGTGTTCACCGGCATCGAGATCAGGGGCAGTTCCAGCACGACCACATCGAACCCTGTGGCCAGCGCTATAGCTGCCGTCAACGGCAGCAAGTCCCTAAGGATCCTCAACACCACGATCCAGTTCATCAACGCTTACGCGGTCAAGGTGTTTGGCACTGCTGCCAGCACCATCCACGGTGGCCAGATGGACAACGTGAAGATCCAGTCCTGCGCTGGCGCTGTGTGGATCAAGTCGGACAACTCGAACACCGCAGCCAACTTCCAGATCACCAACCTGTTCACCCGCTTCCTCGGCGTCAACTCGGGAGCGAGCGCCAACCTGGACGGCATCCGCATCGAGGACTCGTGGGATGTTCTGATACAGAACGTGTTTACCTGGATGAACGCCACGACCGGCGGAACCGGCGTGGCCCTGAGGATCGTCGGCAACTGCGCCGCCACGTTCATCGTCAACCTCGACGCTCTCGGCCCTCAGACCGGAAGCGCCAACGTGTCCATCGAGGCCAACGCCAACGGCTCTCCGCAGAACGTGCAGATCACTGGCGGCGTTATCCAGCAGGGTATCGTCGGGCTGGGCGTGTCAGGCGCATCCACTCAGGTTCGAGTCGACGCCGTCCGGTTTATCAACAACCAGACTCACGGCGCGTCGATCACCAGCACCGGGGTGAGCATCAACTTCAACCGGTGCTTCTTCTCGGGCAGCGGCGCAGGGGCGGCCGGAACCAACTATGACATCAACTGGACCGGCAGCTCAACTGGGTATGTCACCAACTGTCGGATGGTCACGCCTATCGTATCGATAGGCGTAGCTGGAGTTCAGTTCGCGGTGAACGTCACACTCGACCAGAACGTCAGGTTCCTCGACTGCGACTTCGGCACCTCCGGTACGGCGACTGCCGCGCTGTTCACCGCGCTGCCCCAGGTGGTCACCCGGCAGGACACGACCAACACCGAGTATGACGGCAACCTGGATTTCAAGCTCGCCACCAATAAGCGTGTCTCATTCAGAGCCAACGCCGCTGGCAACAACGCCCTCGCGTTCAACGTGCAGGGCGCCGACGCTACCGACCGGGGCCGGATCCTCGGCGATGGAAGCCTGAACTACGGTGACGGCACAGCCGCACGGGACACAAGTTGGGGGCGGCTTGCTGCCGCCCGGATCGGTAGCTCTGACTCGGATATCGCTGCCGGGCTTGCCGGTAAGACGTTCATCATCAAGGGCGGCACGAACGCCAAGGCCGGTACGGTCACGGCCAACGGCACGACCGCCGTCACGGTCAGCACTACGGCAGTCACGGCCAACAGTGCGATCATACTGAGCTACGCAAGCGGTAGCACCAAC